TACAAGGTTGTATTACCCGTAAAGGCAACAACCGTAGAAAAAGTTTCCTTCTCTCCAAACTCCAATATCTCACCTATAGAAGGTTGATGTATTGTAATATAATCGTTAATTTTAAATGGTTCGCCAAAGAATATCTTCAACTTATCAAATTTAAAATCAACAATCGGCTCAGGCTTATGCATAGGCTTGCGCTTCTTTTGCGACCGCTGTTGTTGCTGCAAATCTTGAGCGCCGATTATTTTACCAACTTTAGGACTATCTTCTAGCATAATTGTCAACCCTTCCTTTTCTAGAAATAGAATTAGGAGAGTTGTGTTCAAACGTCAATGTCCTCATAACATATCTGTTATCCATAGAATAAGGTCTATCAGAAACCAATCTTAACTGAACACCAAAATCATTAGACCATGCAAAATCATCTACAATTAATGCCGCTAAAAGATCGTGTCTTGCAATACCAGTTTCTTTATCCATGATTGTTTTATTATCACAAAATATATAAAAAATGATTTGTCCTTGTTTTAATATAGTATTATAACTATCAATTTCAGTGAAATTGGATTCATAACAGATGTAATTCATTACGTCAGTCTGTGTTTCAGGAATAAGATAATACGGACGTATGTTTACGTTATAATAGTCATCTGGATTTTCTTCATCCAGTTCTGTATTATTTAAAAAATGAATAATACGACTATCATCGAGCAATTTGCGTTTAATCTTTTCCTTATAGAAAATATTATCGTTTTCATAAATCTTTCTAAAATGAAGAGCATCTACAACTTTCTCATCCATAAACATACACCTCCTTATACAATAATTCCAATACGAAGATTATCACTTACAACATCACCATTGTTGTCAATTCCCTTACAGTTAATAACCAGTTCTTTGTAAGTATAACTTTCATCGCCAACAAACGTAATTTTTATTTTATTTGACTTCTCCAATGCAGTTTCTTGAATTAAAGCAGATGCATCTATACCGTCAATTTCATAAGACCAAATATATGTCATATCGCCAGAAATATCCTCATCATGATTAATACAGGTTGCCGTTATTATCTTGCTTCCGCCGACATAGATATGAGTGGCCCCACATGTTAATGTCATTGTGATGTCTGCTGAAGTAGAAGAGTCATCAATAACAGCTGGCGCCTCCGGTGTCTTATAATAATCCGCAAGCATAGTATATTGTCCAGGAAGAGGATTATCATCATCATTCGGATACCACATTTTATCAGTATGTTGATTAAACCTATCTTGATAAAGCGTAATATACTGAATACCACGAGGAATGGTATTTTCAATCTTAGAGATTTGCCACGTCAAAGGCTCCGCGATTGGCATAGACAAAATTACTCTTTGATTATAATAAAGTTCTGCCGAAATATAATTCCACGGAAGCCAAAGCTTTCCCTGGTTTTCTTCGACAGTAAATTTATCATATGTGTAAATTCCGCTGTTGTATGAATTTTGGGTTTTTTCAACGCACCATTGCTCCCGCACTATACGGGCATTATTCCTATTAGTAATCCATTGTAAACGATGATTACATCTCAATACACCAAATTTAGGAAATTGATTTGCCACCTCATCATATACAATCAACCAACGATTATATATTCCTCGATCGTCTGGAATGTCAATATAAAGACCTATCGGAAATCTCACCCCTAATTCTTTATAATGAATAGGAGTGTTTGTAGCGTTCCACCAATCTGGAACACATAAATGAGAATTCCAATCTTCAGGGACAAACTGAATATGATATTCCGGATCATCTTTAACAACAGATTTATAAGTCTTGACAATAAACTTGCAATCAACTGCTTTCTTCTGACAATCATCCTCATCGTAACCATCAATATCATTACAGAGACTGGGTCGATTATCATGATAAATATCATATAAATAACACTTCCGAGTCTGAATATCATTATAGAAAGTGTCCTGCATAACATCGTCAGACATCTGTTTCAGTTGTTCGCCAATAGTCATGGCAGTACCCATATACCTTCGTGCTACATCTCTAGAGGGCATCCTCATCACCCTCTTTTAGCTTTAATACTTCAGATCCTGCATCTAAAATAAGTTTCCTACAAATACCAAAGTCAAAGTTTTCGCTATTATACTGAACCTTAGCTTCTTGCAGAAGACTCATGATATCAACGAGTTCATGTTGATACATCAACAGTTCATTTAACCCGTCAATCTTATATAACAAATTATCAAACAGTTTATTGACATCTATCTCAGAATGCTCATGCGCCGTGGCGGGGTCAATACAAAGAAGTACAAAAAATATAGAACTCCTTAAAGACTTCTTAACTTCCTTAATTTGATTAGTGGTAAAGTTTCCATATCTGGTCTTCATCGCCATCACCAAACTAGGTATAAGTTCCGTTATAATAGCCGTGATTTCTAATATACCTCTGAAGTTCTTTCTTCAGATAATCAATCCGGCTATAATTAACCTTTAAGTCGTTCTTCAGCATTTTTTCTTCCTTGCCGCCGATAGCCAGTGCAAGATACAAATCTGCGTCAAGATTATTCGACATCCACTCAATAACCATCGCCTGTGACAGAACTCCGATAACAAACTCGTCATCGGAAGCGCTGTCAATAGGCGTTTTTAGTTCATATGTTAATTCCTCGGCATCGTCATCAAACTCAAATGATTCAAAAATGCGTCTGACATACGGCTGCCCAAAACTGTTATGAAGATAATCTGACATGATTTCCGAATAATCTCTGTCTGACAAACTTGCTAATTTTTTATCTTTAGCCCTAGACAAAAAGCGATCATAAATCTCTTCGTATTCCATGTCATCACATCCAATATTAATTAGTTGTTAGACAAAAAGTCCTGAAGGGCTGTGCCGAATACTTCATCAATCTTAATGATTTTAGCGAGAGAAGGATAGTTCTCCGCACGAATCATTGAGATAGCAGTAGACTTAATGATTTCTCTGATAACAGGGCTTGCGTTTTTAAGCAAAGCTTCAAACTCTACATCAGATAAATCAAATAACTCCTCTGGATATTCAACATTAATAAGGGCTTTATAAGTATCTGACATATCCTGTCGCCAAGCTTCACGCAAGTCTGCATCCTCAATGATAATCTTCGGAGCAGTAATGATTTCTTTCTTGCGCCATGCCTGAAGGTCACGATACATAACCATTTCCTCCGCACCGAAATAATCCCAAGTGTAAACAATATTCTTATCTACACCAGTGAGTACAAGCTTCCACGGAGTAACACTTCTACAAACAATAAACTCATCCATCGCAAACTTGCGAGCTGATTTCGTCTGTTTTACAGGAGCTGGCTTTTCAGGATTTGGCATAACATCTTCTGGAACATCATTATTCATAACTTCCATAGAAGAAAAATGCTCCGTAGCCTTTTCAACCATTTCCCCTGTAGCGTTCTGATTATGACTAGATACTTTAAAACCTTCTGCTTTTAAATATGAAATTACGTCCTTGTTTGTTACGCCAAGATCTTTAGATAAATCGTTAATTTTCATATATTTTTTCTCCTTTTATTCCCTTTATTCAATTACTGAATCTTAATCTCACCAAACAGCTGATTAACTACTACGCCGATACCCTCTTCATAGTAGATAGAAGCCTCAACTGTACGGTCTTTTCTTGCCCATGTGTCTGTATCCTGATGGAACTCAACGTCACCAGAAATAACATCCTTGATAGGCTTGAAATCTGCATCTACCGGCAGAATATAAATCTTGGTATTATCAAGAATATTAGTTCTTGTGCCAATCTTATTAACTCTATCGATACCGAAGCAGTCATAGCCTTCCCAGAAGCCAAGGCCACCATCATGGTAGCGCTCATTCTTCATCTCATTTGAATACAGAGCATAAGGAATAGTTGCCTGAAGCTTACCAATAGCAACACGGCTACCAACAAGCAGAACATCCTTACCAGTTACGGACTTAACAAGCTCGATATGATCGACAATTGCATCCTTTGTTGCCTCGGAGATGGCAGTCTCAAGTACCATATCAGTAGGCAGAGAATCATCAATGGTTGTGAATGCAGTGTAAAGAGCGTCTCTACGATATCTCTCAACAGCCTCATACATCTTATCAATCAGACCAGCGAAATCAGTACGTCCAAGCATGAACATCTGGAATTCAGCATAAACCTTGATTGCATACCATTCAGTATCAATTGTGAACTTCTTACCAGGTTTAAGAGCCTGTCTAACAATATCATGATGAGAACCGGCAAACTTGGATACCTGAAGCAGAGAATTATCCTCTACAACAAACTCATTCATGTCTCCAGCACCAGTATTAATCTGTTCAACATATCTCTCAAAGAAAGCATTCTCGCTTGTCCATCCAGATGTCATTCTGTCAACCAGAATATTCTCAACGAGGGCGTTAATCTCGATGCCATGCATTCTCCAAGCCTGTCTAAACTCCTTCTGAGAAGCGGTCTTGGAATCAATACCAAGAATCTTATCAAACTGATTTCTGATAATCTCATTAGCTTCTTCCTTGCTATACTCAGTATAAACACCGTTAGCAGTGTTTGTCATAAGAGTGGCAAATACTAAATAGTTCTTCTCTTTATTATCAAAAGACTCAATTACATTTTTAGAAAAATTTAAAAACTTAGGCATTCCATTTTCCCCCTTTCATTATTTCTGAATATTCTGTACACACTGGATACGAACAAGTGTAAAGTTGCCAACAGTATCAGGAACAAGGCTATGAACCTTACCAATGAAGCCATATGTGTTACCAGGAGCAGCTGCCTGTGCAACCCACATACCATTACCATCAGTAACAACATATGCGCCAAACTTAATGTTTGCCTGAGAAGCCGCAGTAAACTGATAACTTGCAACAGCAAAAACCTCCTGGGAATCATTCAGAACCTCATAAGTTCTGGACAGCTTACCAGCGGGATTAGTGAAATAAATCGGTGCTTCGCCAGCTCTGGAAGCTGCATTCTTAACAACGGGGTCAGTACCTACAACAGCAATCTTATCGCCAACACCAGCGATAGTTGCATGAATCTGCTGAAGATCCTCACCAGTAAAATCTCCAATCTTTACGGGAACACCATTATCAACCTCGATAGGATTACCATTTGCATCCTCAACGAGTGTGTCGTGAATACGACCAACATCTACGCTTTTTAAGAGGCTGCTCTCGAAGTAGCCTCTGTAACCCTTTCCCTGGGCTGTAGCATCTACAAATGCCATAATAAATTCCTCCTTTACGAATAAAAGTTTATTTTCTCTTTAAATTAAGCAGTCCTTCTAAAAAGTCAGACTTATGTTCTGTATTTCCAAAAGCAAAAAGCGCAACATCTTTGTGTTCCGGCTTATCAGATTCACTCTTGGAATAATTTCCAACTCTCTTAACGCACTTAGCAAATGCAATATCACAAGCATTTCTAAGTTCATCAACAGAGTAATTATCAATATTGGATGTAATATCCTTAAACTCAGGCTCATTTAAGAACTGAGCATATGAAGCGTCAGAGATTACCTCATTACGAAGTGTATTCAGTTCCTTCTCTTTATATTCATTAAGTTCAGTCTGAATAGAAGAGTAGGTCTGCCTCATATTCTGAAGAGCATCGTACTGTTCCTGATTGAGATATTCACGATACAGCTTATAACGCTCACCATCGAAAGAAATTTCATCACCATTCTTCACATACTTCTGTCCAAAAATCTTAGATTCATCCCAACTAGAATATACGAAGTGGTCATCATAAACAGCATTAATGTAATACCATTCACAATCCTCGTCACTAACCGCATCAAGCAGATTATACAGAGACCATCTGATATCATCATGAGATAACTCATAAGTCATAGCGCCATTGGTAAGAGTCCTCGGCTGGAAGGAGTCAAGACTTCCATCATATTCTTCTTCGGAGTCTTCTCCATCCTCTTCGTCATCAGCACTTCCTTCATCGGTATTATCTCCGCCAGTAGCATCGCTACTATCAGAATCACCATCAAAATTCTCGGTGTCGGCAGACTCCTCAGATTCTTCAATAGTTTCCTCGGCAGACTCCTCAACAGTTTCTTCCACAGTCTCTTCCACGATTTCCTCTTCAGTGATTTCTACATTCTCATTCATTTCCATATCTTCCTTAACCTCCTCTCCATTCTTTAAACTGTCAAAAACTGAAATTGCTTCTTTCAATTTATCTATAGCAACAGACAGTTCGCTGTCTGGAGCAAGCGAGTAAGTCACATCCTTCTCAAAGTCGGCGAGCTTTGCATGTGCGCCTTTCATGCCGGGAGCAATCTTATTACCCTCCGGATCTACGCCGAGCAAAGTAATCCCACTGAAAAATCCATCATTAATATTGAGAACTTTATCCTTGGCATTAAAAGACATGTCTGTAACGGCAATTTCCACGCTAACAGTACACTCCTTATCACGCTCAAGAATCTCCGCCGCCTTTGTGTAGTTATCAAAGATATATCCATCCATCTGAAGGATATAATTATCATCCTTGGCGTTATAAGTAAGCTCTGCATTATTGGATTCTGGGACAATACCAACAGTAATTTCATCGTACACGATCTCATCATCTTCGAGATGCATATTATGAGTATAAAACTGTGGCTCTCCGTCAACTTCATGGATATAACCAAGAATTGGTCTATTTTTAAATGTTGGCATTAGCTTATTTCTCATAACTTCAACATCAATATTAGACTTATTAAGATTTTTGCCAGTATTGGCAGCATTCTCAAAACGAACTTTAGTTAGACCGGCTTCCTCGTTATTCTCCTCGAAATTCAACTTACCAAAAGAATGAACGACAAGAGGTTTGCCATTTTGTGAAGCATCAAACTTAAAAGAACGCTTTTTGTTCTTCACAGCTTCATATAAATCCTCTAGTGTTAAAAAATCCATTTTTGTCCATTCCTCCTTCCTATATAAAAAAAAATAACGCCACGGCGTTATATCAAACTGTCAATATATTAGAATATTGAACATTCTTATAGTCAGCATGTTTGTCGTAATGCTCCGGCGAATTCACAAAAGTATACATACTTCCGGTATGGTCAATCAACTCAAGACCAATCTCCAACAGCTTCTTCGCCGTTTCCTCATCATCTGTTTTAATAAAAGGATATTCCATCACGCATCACCTCAGCTATTGATTTTTGTAGTTTCATTTTTACCGGCATCCGCAGTGTCAGCACCTTCCTCAGTTAAATCATCTGGATCTTTCTTGGGTCTGCCAGTCTGTGTATCCTTGTTGGACACAGTATACGAGGTCTGAAGAGGTTTCATTAACTCCTTCAATCCAATAGCATCCTCAAAGAACAGCTGCTGAACTGCCTCGTAAGGTGTCTTACCCTTACAAGTAAGATAGTCCATCAATGAACCGCCAAACACCAAAACATCTTTAATACTATTCTGATATTCTTCCTCGTTATACCAGGTGATTCGGTGGAAAGTAAAAATGAAATTCTTTGCAATATTTTCTTCTATATAAAAATTAAGCCAAGACTGAATCCTGTTCATGAAGACCCACATCTTGGACATATCATTTTGAATAGCATGTTTCAAACCAACAGAGTTTGTACTCGAACCGCCGGCTACAACAAGCTGGGAAGCACCGGCATTATTGAATAAATTACTGATGCTGTTTGCAAGCTTATCAGTAGAAGTCGCCGTATCACTATGGTCGAAATCTACAATCTCAAAATCCTGGAATGGTGCTAACGCTGTGCCGACAAGGTCTGGAGTATTATTATCAATGTCTTCCTGCATAGCTTGTGCCAGCTCAAGGTTGATTGCAAAGTCATCCACATTCTCAGAATTGTTAACAAGCGGAAGTTTACTGATGATAAGTTTATAATTATCTAATTCAGACTTTGCATGTACAATCTGCTCGAGATCACTAAGGTCAACCAAACTAATAAACAGTCCCGCAAAATAGGGTAGAGGAGTTGTAAACTCATTATCTAATCCAGCAATCATGCAGAAAGTCTTTTCAGGTGTAAGCCTGAACCACTGTCTGTTCCTTCGGTCTTTCAGATATTCATTATAACCATCAATAAATACCTGATCCCAACAGCCCGTAGTGTCGCCGTCAATACCTTCTACAAAGATGCTATTAGAACCAGAGAAGTACGTAGCATCAAAATATACAATCCATTGACCGGAAGAAGTTTTACCATAAATCCTACAATACCGAATATCAAGTGGCATTAAAAATGTATGCTCTCCATCGGTATATGTGTATCCTACATACATACCATCTCTGACGGTGTTATAAATAGCATTGGAAAAATTCTCCTTGATATCAAATCCGTGCATGATTTTAGCAACCTTGTTATATGACTTTGTCAGCTTCTTCTTTTCAATACTTTTAGAAATGTCATTCGTCTCCGTTAAATTATAAAAATAAAGGGGTGACACGGCATAATATGTCATGAGAATTCGATAAATCATAGAGTATCTCTCTAAGAATCTGGATACCTCACGAATATTATCTAAGTTATTTGCAGGATTCTGTAAATACTGTATAATATTTTCCTTAGCATACTGGGTATAAGACCTGTTTGTCGTCCTACGAACATCACGTTCTAGAATCTCATTCAGCTTCTTAAATGTAATATTCAGCGCAGAGTTTCTTTTAGTGAAATTCTGAAGCTTTTCTGTATCCTCATTTTTCGTATAAATCTTAGGTTTATTATCCGCCAACCACACACACCCCCTTTATCCAAAAATACTCACACGCTTCGGCGTTCTTCTAATCTTGAAAATCTTCATATAATCAGATGTACTTACTTCTTCCTTAGGTTTTAATTTCTTAGATAATTCAGTAACCACATAATACATATACTCAAAACTACTGAATCTATCCTTTCTAGATCCCGACTTCTCACGAATCTTAACCAATCCGTTTGAAATATCGTGGTCAAGATTTATCATCTCATCTATCAAGAACGTTGTCTGTATATAAGGAAGCTTTAGCTTCGCTTTCTGCAATTCACTAAGCTTACTATAACCTTTGATACTCTCCGCAAGATAATCTTCAATATCAGCATCGTGAGAGAGGAGATTAATATAGCCATTCTGAAGACCAGACCTAAGAGCTAATGCCATATCATTATTAGATTTCGCATTAGCTTTAATGGCGTATATCACCTTCGGCGCATTCTTAACACGACAACGAATCGCCAAGTCGTCATTATTACAGCAATTCAGCGCACGATATGTAACGCCGTACTCCGTATCATAATGGTCATCCATCAAATAATCCAATACCGCTTGTCCGATACCATTAGCATCGAGTGCGATATAATCTACATCATACTGGTAATAATACCGCATAACCTTCATACCAAGTTCTTCTGTTCGGAGACCTTCCTCGGTCTCAATATAATTCAGATTGCAGATATAATTATTAGAAGATGTCGGCATAGCACTACCAATCAAAATCGCCGAAGCATCGTTGTCATGTTTACGACTTGCTAACAAGGCGATATCGACAGATTCTATGCGGATCTCGCCGGGCTTCTTGTCCGGTAATTTTGTTTTTGTCGCAGCATAATACTGTAAATCTTTGAAACTATCCTTTAATACTCTGGATCTATCGAGGTCGTTAAACGAGAAAAATGCGTCCTCGCCAGCGCCCCAAAACAATCCCTCACGCTCCATCGCAAATGAGATATCTGAGAATGTTGACTCGCTCATTTCGTTTTCTATGCCTTGTCGCATGAGCAATCCTTCATATATACTTAACTGATATGGTAAATCACAAATAAAATATTTCAATTTTTCATTAAAGAAATTGGCAGTATACGCCTTTGCTTTATCATATAATTCAGAAGACTGATAATATGCAGAAGATAGATAAAACTGTTGATTCATCTCTTGAAGATGCTTATATTCGGGTTTATCGAGATAACCAGGCTGCCTCGGAGAAGAGAGCATCGGTACAAAAATCGTATCGATAATCTTTTGGGGAATAAGTCTGGACTCATCCACAATCAGGCAATTTGCTCTTGCACCACGGCTATTCTCTGTTGCAACATATACACGCATCCATGATCCATTTTTAAACATGACATATGTGTCATTTTGTCCAGTACTCGTTTTCTCTATCTCGCTACATAGGATAGAGGACTTCTTCATAAAATCATCCGTTATTTTTAGCACAACTTCTCGTGCTTGTTTATAGGTCGCAGATGTTACAACAATCTTTGAACCTGGATACAATATGCAGCGTACACAGCAATACAAGGCCACAAGATATGTCTTTCCGAGACCTCTACTGGCGAGGAACATAAAGCAATCGCTACACATCATCATATAAATTAATATCTTCTGAAATAATTTCAAATGAAGATTTAAAACTTCACTACAAAATCTTTGTGGATTGGCACGATAATATCCGGCTCTCCAAGCGACAGTCGCCATCAGTCTCGCTGTGGCATCTTTCTTTAACTGAGCATCGCTGAGTTTTTTACCACGAGCCATTACTCATCACCGTCACTGCCAAACAAAGCCTGATACAATTCATCTGAACTAGCTTCGCCATCCTGCGCCTGTGGCTTCTCAACAGTATATTTCTTTATTTCCTGTTCATATTCCTCAGTGCGCCCGCCCTTTAGTCCAAGAGCTTTAGCAAGATGTCCGGCGAACCAAACCCTAATATATTTGCCAATCCCATCTACATCTTTAAACTGTTCTTCTGGTTCTGGGATTGGTTTTTCCTGCTCCCACTTTTCAATCAGTTGACCAAATGTCAAGTCGTCCGTAGAAGCATTTCCAACATTCTGCTTTGGCTGAAGCCTTGCAGCATCCATCAGTTTATTAAGAGTGTCTAACAGTTTCGATGTGTCCTTACCAGCTTTCTGCGCATTATGGATTTGAAGCTGAATCATACAAATATTAACTATGTATGTTTCCTGTGACTTCGTATCCACTTGCGTTCTGGCTTTCCAATCATCATATTGATCTTGTAAAAATAAATAATCCTGCGTAGTAAGTCCGTCACCAAAAAGTTTTACAATTCCTTTTCTGACTTCCTTAGTTGGCAGGAGATCGATACGCTCACTCGTATCGTCAAATTTTGAATCCTTCCATTGCAGTTTACTGTAGTTAGGAAGAGACTTAATTATTGTAATATAAGCTGGAAATGCAACGGTTCCTCCACGCTTATCTACAAATCCGGTCTTATCAACCTTATCATAAAGGTCGTCATAAAGACTCTCTATAAAAGGAAGGTCTAGCTTCATCAATACAGCCTTTGTCTTCTCTTTATTATCTACAAAAGCGCCGTCCTTATTAACATCGGTCGCTTCTTTCAAAATACAAGACTTGCATCCATAATGGTTATACCCGTCCTCAGAAAATTGTGAAGTGTAAAAATTTATCTTTGCAGATTGCCACTCGCCACAAATCGGACAATATATATATTCATTATTAACTAGCTTTCCATATATATCTGATAATGAGGTATACTCCTTCTTGAGGTCTGGCAACTTAATCCTATTAATCTCAGACTTAGAAAGAGGAGTTTTTAATATAGCCATTTCTATCAACCCCTCATGAATTCTTTTTTACTCTAAAATTCCATCCTGTCCCGTTTTTAGTTACTACAGACATCCTATAGTAATCACCTTCATCTATATTTGTCACTATTCTGGACATCGTATCATACATAAATATTTCAAAATCTACTTCTGTTAAGAAATGATGTCTGTCTTCTAAAAATCTCTTTTCCTCATCCCAAGTCATTATTCATCCGCCTCATTTCCATAACCTTTCTTGAGGATAGGGAAATTCTTCATTGCATAATTATATTTCTCATCACGCACATGATTTCCACCTACTAATTTATAAGCATCATGTAGTGATACAAAACCTTCATATTCATCACCAGGGATTCCACCTAATGAGAAATAATATCTAAACCTCTCATCTATCCTGTCTCCAAGTGTCTCCCTGTTTGCGATTACCAAAGCATTTATTTCCTGAGCCAACTTGTCATCTCTGTCAGACATCAGTTTCAGTGTATCTTTTAATTCTTCTTGGAACTCTTTCAGATGAGCGACATCATCTTCAAGTTTTAACCCACGACTAACGTACTTATCTTTAAAATCATTTAAATCCGCCGCAGTCTTCATAATTATTTCATGATCCTCGCTACGCCGTTTGACCCAACCGACAGGTTTTCCGACAATCTCAGAAACCTTTCCAATAATATTTCCTATTGTTACAATACCCACAAGAATGATAAATATATCCATAATTAATCGCACATAATCGATATGGAATAAACTCTCAATTTCTCCCATAAAAACACCTCCGCCTTTCCAAATAATAATATCTATCCCATTAATCATAGTAGTCTCTACCGCATTAACAAGATAGCAGCGGAAGATAAAAAAATAGGGAAGAGTGCAGCTGTGCATCTCTTCCCATAAACATTCACTTTACATTAAATGCCAAAAAGCTTCCCAAAAAGCTTTATCATTATCTTTTAAAGTAAAAGTAAAACTCTCCGGTTTATTGAATTTAAATCCAGAGAATGATTCCTCCTTTGGCTCATCCTCGCCATCATCAACATCAAACAAAAGAGCCTTATTCTCTTTTACAAGCTCCTTATCAACATCAGTATAAGCAAATACAAGCCCACCAAAACAAACTGGCGACTTTGTGCCGTCCTCTTTTACTCCGATAGCCTTTCCAATCCACATATAACCCCCATCATCAAGAGTCATAGCATATTCAAGATTGTATCCGTCAAATTCTCCACTACGAAAATCCACATCAAAAAGTTCATAATCCGTATTCTTCAGAATATAATTAACAATAGGATACAGTTCCTCAAAAGCGCCAAGCACAGTCACAGACTGCCCACGCATAACCTTGGAAAGCCAAACAACCTTTCTACAAAGATCCTCGATATCCTTAAATACCCACTTGTCTGCCATACTCATCACCGCCTTACTCAGCGATAAGCTTCTTCTTCAGAGTCGGACTTGTCTTATAAGTGACAGTCTTTCTCGCCGGAATGTCATGAACCTTACCATCAAAGCCACACTTTACAGTACGAGCTGGAGTATCCTTTACCATAATAGTAAAAAGTCCACGAAAAGCTACATCCTCACCGGCAATAATTCTATCCTCAAGAATATCACAAAGCGCATCGTAAAACTTTCCACTATCTGCAATTGTAAGTTCAGACCTATTTGCAATCTCTCTAATAAAATCCTTTGTTCTCATAATACATTTCTCCTTTTAATCCTAAATAAGTTTTATATCATATAAACAATCCAGCCCATCCTTATTGATAATACAAACAGTCTGTTCCGGCTTGTTTTTGAGTTTTAAATTCATAGCAAAATTATCTGTGGAAGCAATCGTTCCAGATTGGATAACCTTTGTATCGTACACTGTAGACATGGCATTTGTATGCCGATGCCCCATAAATACGAAGTCGGGCTTTCGCCCAGTATACATAGTAAGTTTCTGTACAACATCAGATAAATTATCTTTATCTCCATGTACAGCCATAGCCACTTTATTTTCAACGCCGAAGATTGCGACATACTCATCATACTTATTATCAATAAAATGAATATGCTCATAATTTTGTAGCACAGCCTTGAGATATGGCATAGCCAGAATGTCCATATTCTCACCACGCAGAGAATCTTCAGGCTTCGGCGAAATCCTGCTATGGTTACCAGGTGCCATGACCACATAAGTCTCCTCAAATAACTTATCCATCTCAACTAAGAAATCAGCAAGATATCTCGTGACTGTCAGAAACTGTTGGATAAGATTTTGATTATTCTCAATACGCAGAGTCGTATGAATAAGTCCACTGATTAATTCAGAAAGAACAATATAGCCATATGTCGCACAATGTCTGTCCTGAATCACACGAATCTTATCAATATATTTTTTGATTCTGTACCACAGCACTTCTTCATTAAACACATTAATAGGAGAGTTAATGTCAATGCCCGTGTGTACATCCGTAAATGAAATTACCATAGAACAATCTTTATGCTCGAATTCATCAGTGGATGGAACATACTGAAGCGGTTTGCATTCAAACTCTGCAATGGCACGAAGCACCTGTTCCTTATAACTTTCACGGCGGGCTTCTTCTCGCACAATCTTATTGTACTCATTTCGCTCGTCCCGAAACTTCACCTTCTCCTTCTCAAGCTCACGCTTGGCCTCCTTAATCTTCTCAAGATATTTATCCTCAGAAAGACTAGTAAATACACCAGCCTCATAAAATCGCCGAGCCTGTTGATAGGCTTTACGGTAAGCAGAAGAGGAGAGATATTCCGTTTCGTCTGCTCGGAATTCAGTATTCATAAGGTCTGCAATCCCGTCCCACGTTATATCAATAGTTCCAGAATCCTTAGCTACTCCCAGTCTCCAAAGATACTGTTCTTCCGACTCATTAGTCCGTCTCTTCATGTCCAACGGAATCACATCCTTTTATTCAAATACCTGTGACACATCAGTAATGATGGCGTCTACAATGTTATACTTCAGAAAATCGTCCTCGGCAAAATACCAATCCTTGGAACGATTCGCATCAAATGTTTCAGCGTCAATGCTCGTGCGGTCAAGCACATATTCCTTCACGGCATCAAGCTGCTTTTTGTAGTTCTCCTGCGCAGCTGCAATCTGTTCCGCAGTTCCCGTAAAGGATGCACTGCCAGAATGAACGAGCATCTGCGTATGCTTAAACGCATATCTCTTATGTCCGGCAAGAAAGATTTCAAAACCCGCCGACATTACCGCACCCATCGCAACAGTCACGACAGGAGTCTTAGAAGCAATGAGAAGATCCGCAAAGAAGTTTGCCTGATTCATATCTCCGCCATAAGAAAAGATATAAATAAAGATAGGTTTTCTTGCTTCCACAGCAATATTCCTATCCTCCCAATTCAATCTGATAATTACTTTAGACAGTTCCATGAGTTTGTAGTCGTCCTCAATCTCATAATCTATATAGAAGATTCTGTCTTTGTAATTCTTCCAATAAATGTATTCCTCGGACGTAGGATACATGTTATCCTTTGTCTCTTCAAATAACGCATCAATTCCATCAAAGTCAATCATGTAATCTTCACCCATGTATTTTTTCTCCTTTTAATCCTATTTATTTAATTAGCTTTCTTTACAGTATGTCTTGTCTCTTTATCCTGAAGGATAGAAGACAGGCTCTGCTGAAAATGTTCATCATTCTTAAATACAAACACGGTCTTATTTTGGTCTTCCTTGTTTGCCTTAATATCAACAATAGAACATCCGCATTTTAAAAGCTTACGGGCAATGTTAGGTGCAAAAATAAGTTTTGTTTCTCTAGTGTTTTCCATAGTTCATTTCTCCTTAATCATTAGTTTTCTTCATGCTTAACAACTCTCTGTTTGCGATATTCTCGCAATGTGCGTAGCGCCTTTTCAGATTCCACGCAATAGTAATGCTTTTTCTTGGAAAACGTATGCTTTACAAATCTTCCAAGGTTCTTTTCTCGAAGCATCATAGCTTCATCTTTTGTGATTGGTATCATTCAGACTAACCTCCCGCATAAAAAAATAAGAAGCCCCTACCAAGTAGAAGCTTCCTCTAATTCTTTATCTTTATTCATTCCATATAAAATGTTCTTTAACTTTCTCGAAGTCTTTAAAGTTAGTTGAACAGTTTTATCCTTATCTGTCTGAACATTTTTAAGTTGCATATTGTGCAACGGCAGATAATGTGAAATGATACTAAGACCATTATATAATTTAATTTCTACCTTATCATCATCTGACAATCGGTCTATAATAATCTCAAAAAGAGCATTTACATAGTCTCGTGCTTGCCAACTAGGTATTTCAAATTCCCTGGCAAACTCCTTGATAATGTCTGCCTGGGAATAATAAGTTCCAAAAGAGTCCATCAAAACCCCTCTTTTCATGCAAAATAAACTAATTTACATTGTTACAATGTAAAATCGTTATCAAAAATCTGCGATTTTGTTTAATGACACATTAAAACCTATACCAAAATAGGTTATATCGTCACCGCCTTGTCGTATTTCTTTAATATTGTCGGCAGACTTTATGACAAGCTTATTAAAATGTTGATTACCACATAAAAATAAAATACCTAAAAGTATATTCCGCATCTTATTATAATTCGGCTTTTCAATTTCTCTCATGATATATAATAATGTAGAATAACCAAGGTATGACTGATTGATATCTAATACCAGATGATCATACATTAATCTATCCCTTCTGGCCTTTTCAGCACCGGAAATATTACCAATAGAATACACCCTCTGCCGATCCTTGATATACATATCTACTTTTTCTAAAATATCATTTGCTTGTTCAATATTAACATGAGTAATATAATAATCTGTTGTATAGTCAAACATCTTACTCAACGGAAGATATCTCTTAACATAAGGATGTTTTATACGGAATCCATTTACAACCGTCTGTATATAATCCATCGTAGTATTATACTTTGTATAATTCTTTTTCAGTGGATTATAAAATCCTTTCTGCCGTGCGATATGTGCAAAGAAATGTGGCATTTTCTTTCTTCCATCTGGACAAGTAAGTTCCTTCTTATATTTATTTCTAATGGCATTTAATTCCTTGATATTATCAACGTCAAATTCCTTCTTAGCCTTATCGATCTCGATACCAGACATTACATTCAACTGACTAATATCATACGAGATTTGCCGAACTTCATCAAATGTCGCTCCCTTATAAAGCTTATCCCACATGAGAGAGTTTAATTCCTGTGAACAATTTACAATCTCGCCGATAGCATTGACACTTGTTTTAATATCAAGGTCTGCCTGTTGCTCTGGAGTATAATACCGCTGAATCTTTTGAGCCTTCACAAATGAACTAGGTACTTTAAAAATATCATAATTACGGCGGGCAGCATTAATAAGGATTTGATTATCTGTAAGAAGCACAGTGTCACTGTCGAAATCAGCGCCACTCAATCTCTGAAGAACATTCTCGCCAATCGCATTCAACGGAAGAATCTCTTCGGTAAAATTGAAATACTTATCTATCTCTTCATTCTCTACATTATAAGGAAGCCAGATATTTCCCGCGCTAACATGAGGGGATCTCGTGCCGAGCAAAGTCTGATTATAAGCAAATCGCTTGCTATGTATATTGCCAATCCCAAGCTGGGACTCGCCGGTAAATGCCCCTATCGCCTGTTGAAGCATCTCAACAGGATTACCAACAAGAGTAGAGTAATTGCCATTTACCATAACATGCCCATTCTTCAATGTCTTATAATAGCTTGCAAGCAAATCATGCAGAAAATCTAGATAATACTTTGTCTCCGTAAACTTATCATTAACAGATAAAAGATTATACACAATATCATTTTTTGTAAGCATCGGAGAAGACATCGGATTCATTTCATCAACATCTGGATACTTGATAAAATACCTGACCACTTCAGGTCTGTCCCGCAGTGCCTGGGCAAAATCGAGTGACTCCTTTAAGAACGCCTTCACTTCATCCATAGACAGCTGAAGGGTATTAAGTAGCTGATAATGAACTTCAACCAACTTCCCCTCAAAGTAATGTGTCTTCTTGTCGAACTTCACAACACCAAACTCTGGATACAAGTGGTCAAGCCAATCATCAAGCGATGAAAATTTCAGATACTTAATACTATTCGGAGTAGTGATAAGCTTTATCTCTGAAACATCTTTTGCCCGTGTCCGTCCGTTCAGTTGTGAAATATCCGTGATATTATTATCTTCAAACCACTTTTGAATGTTCGTGTTAAAGCAGCAGGACTTGAACATCAGATTTCTTAAAAGTACCATACCTTTTTCAGAATAATCGCCCATAATAGATTTATCGATAAGTGACTGACCATCCCAAATAGAATTTGAGATTTCGCAATTCTCCTCTGTGGTCACAAGCCGTCCATTTATATTTCTTGTTGCCACAACATCTTCTCGGAACACGCTGTCGTAATCATCAATGACCAAGATGTTTTCAGGCTTTATTGGCAAGAGATCAATGATACTACTTGATGTTAAAGAAATGTACGACTCATACGCCGCAAGGTCTACCTTATCACCATAATTAAAATTGATGCCACCGGACGAGAAGTGCAGGAGAGGTTCGTACAACTTCTCATTAATGAAAAGACACTTTCCTACACGAGCCGACCCAGACGACCGTTTCGCCCGCACATAATGCTCACCGTTGCAATCAAACCCATGCTCATATAATTCATGACGAAGCTCGGCGCTGGTCTTGATGGTCTTAAAACCTTTGACTACCTCAATAACATAATATTCGTCTGTAATCTCTACATCTTTGATAATATCTTTGCCAAGCCTGTTCTGCTTCCCCGTGTTGACTCTTTTCTTGTGGGTTTTTTCAACTTTTCTTATTCCAAAATTCGGTGGGAGAGAAGAAGACAGTTCGTCAATTTTTGACTCGTCCACCTTTGACTCAACAGTTACTCCGACAACCTCGCCGTCTTCATTCTTTGCCACACAATTTTCAAATGTTAAATCTCTGAAAAGATATCCATATTTAACAAACGTGTCATGCTTTGCCTTATTGAAAGTTTTAACATTATACTTAAACGTAAGGTTGATAACGTGCGGAGTATAATCATGCTTCAGATATGTAAATGAAAAATCATTCTTACCATATACTCGGCGGTATATTTTTCTCAACTCAATGAGATCCAAGCTGTAATCCAATGTATTACTGAACCGGCGGAGATTCCACTCGCCATCTTTAGATTTAAGTTCGTAACCATCTTTATTCCCGTTTATCAGATTAGCATAAAGGTGTACGTCCTTTGCGTCTATAGACGGTATGTAGCATCCGCTAAATTTAGCCATTAAACCACCACCTTATTCTTCAGACCAATCAAGTTTCTGCCCGCATTTTGGACAGTAATCAAACCTATAAATCATCATCGTAGAACATTGCGGACACTGCGGTTCATAATGATAATAGGAAGACCTATATACTCTTTGCGGAATTAATTTATTTAATTCCGTATTATCAAAAGCATATTCTTTTAAGCGTTTACCATTCTTACTATGTAACAACTCAATATAATTAAAATCATCATCCCAATCAAGGTCGGCATATATCTTATGGTCATCTGCGATTACACTAATATATTTATCATCTAGCATTTCCTGGTACTGTTCTTTTGTTAATTTAATCTCCATATCAACCATCCGCCTCCTCATCTGGTAACTCCAAGTCATAGAAACACAGGTTTTTCCTTGCTATATCAGCATATGTAACCTTGTTTATATCTTGTCCCAATACAGTAGTATACTGTTCTAGATACTCATCGAGCGCCCTTTTCACAGTATCGTTGTTTTCTCTTTGCGCCACATAGTTAACAGCGGAAAACTTAATAGCGCACTCAATTAAATCCAATAGGTCATTTTCTTTAATTAGGTATCTTTTCATTCTTTTCTAAAGCCCTCCGAGCCATACGTTCATTCCATTCAATGTCCTCTATAAGCCTTTGCCAATGCGCTTCTGGATCATAATACTCGGCAGAATAAAAATCTTCCTCACATATTAAACACCCGAAGTTTTTATAAACATCTTTAGGTAAAGATTTGTAATCGTTGTCGTTCAAATTCATTATAAATCACCATCACATTATTACTATAATTTAATAGCATTTTAGTCACCTCATAAAATAATTTAAGGCAAGGCGACCTCGCCTCACCTTAATTATACCACATATATGTTCGATAGTCAAATAAATTTAATTTACTGTTAACTGTGCCTTACGAATCTCAATCCACTCATCCAGCGTGAGAGGAACATAATCGGAATACATACAAAAGCAATTAATCATCTCGCACGGCATCGAAACCAACTTTTTATTATCACGACTGCCGAGCAGATTAAGATGATTATGAATTTTGTTTACATAATCCCGCACACATTCTTCATCCCACGTTGAATGCAAATGACCGTAAAGCATATAAGCTTTTGGTTTTCCATCCTCTGTCAAGCGGTACTGTCCATTATAACACATGATAGGATAGTGGGAGAGTACTGCCAGGCGTTTATTATCATTAAGTTCAGCATAAGGTCTGATCCACTTAAACAGAGACGAATCAAAATCCTTATCCTTTAGGAATTTATCATGATTACCAATCACCAGATACTTCTTGCCCTTTAGTCTCCGCAGAATATCGTTCGTTTCTTTTCCCCGTGCTATTGAAAAATCTCCAAGCACAACAACCTCATCACCGTGCCGGACTCTGGAATTCCATTGCTGAATCATATATTCATTCATGGCTTCAGTGCTTTCAAACCCACGGCAATCCATGCTGTCGTTCATACCGCCATGAAAAAAATGAAGATCCGAAATGTAATACCTCATATTTACATCACCTCATTAATCAATTCTGCGTATTCCGCTGCACAGTCCTCAGCTTCCTCTTGAGTCTCGAATGCTTCAATCATCCGATATTGGTTATCATGACCCTCCTCTAAATAATAAGTTGCCCACAAATCCTTCTGTTTTAAAATTGGGTCATTCATATTTCTCTGCACGATAATCTCTTTAATCTTATCGGCACGTATATACCTATTATTGATTTTAACAAGTTTACTCATAATTTATCTTCCTCAGCAACCGATACAATAAACATTCAGACAAACGGCTTCGTCTTCCTCGCCACTGTAATTAAGGCGATAATCATCGACTGTATAAACACTTCCCTTTAATTCGACATCATGTCCGACAAGCCTAGCAATCATATTCGCAAACCTATCATATGTTTCCTCAATCTTAAAACTAGTAATAAACTTGGCTCCAACATATCGATCGTCGGCGCTGTAATCATATTCACAAAATCTAACAAGTAAATCTTTCATAGCTATTTTTCCTTCCAATCTTCACAAGTATCATCCGGTGTTACCATTGTATTATAATTATCTCTGTCCATACACAAGGACTTATCCTCATCATAATATTTGCAAGTAGCGCAGTAGTTAATCATTATCATTTAACAATGCCTCCTCAAGCTTTGTAGACTTCTCAAGTAAAAACTTTGTTAAATCAAACATCCAAGTAATGTAATTTGCAATTTTAACACCTTCTTTTTCATCGGCATCGCCCATCCACTCATAAGCATACTCATCAATTGCCTCAAAGAATGCTTTATAAATTTCATTTTTATCCATACTCATTACCTCTTATCATTCGGAATCTTAATATACTTACACTTACTACATCTTCCCCAACTACAACAGTCATGTTCATGTCCGAGCAACTTACGTAGCAGAGGAAGGAGGAGTCTGATTAACTTCTGAGTCCACGGCTCTTTCATAGTCCAACACCGTCCTTATTCCATTCCACCTTTTAATTGCTTCCTGCTTTGTATAACCACCAATTCCTACATAATGTTCCTTACCTCTGAAATCGCTCCACCGACTACATCGTATGTATATATAACCGTTTGCTTTCCTAAAAACTTGAGGTTCTGCGCCACAAAATGGACATTGACGAAGACCATCGTAAAACAATTCAACCATCATTATCCTCCATAATACTTTTACAATCTGGACAGTATCTAAAAAATGAATACAACTTTTTATTAATTAAAACAGCCATCCAAACATCACCACCCCAACAAAACAGCTAACAGCACCCATTGCTACAACAACAGCACCAAAAAAAATTATCACTAATGTTATGATGTCAAACGCACAGTAATCCCTAATCAATGAAACTCCCTGGGCGATAAAAAGAACGCCAATACACATACTTAGAATTCCAAGAACAACAAATATAATAGAAGAGAATAATATCATGTTTATTTACTCCTTATTTTTTTGCATCTGAATATTGCTGCGCTACTACGTGTCTAACAACTTCACGAATCACACTTTTTAAAATGAGTTTTACTTTTTCAACCGGAGTATCACAATCTCGACAATACAAAAAATATCCATCAAAACGAACATAATCAACAGTTTGAGAACCACAGGCTTTATATACATCTCTTCTTTTCTTGAACTTATCACAATGTGGACAATAATATGGATCAATCCGAATTAACATCTTCGCCCTCCACAAACGAACTACAAGGACTAATGGTTATACTCTGACTTTTGTTATCGTCAGACTCCCAAACTTCAATTTCTACACAATTTTTATTAACCAGTTCAACAAGTTCATGAATCATACTAGTACTTATATTAATCATAATTTACCGCCTTTCTTCCACACCAAGCACAATATGGTGTTTTGCTATCCGTATAATGTCCACATTTAACACACCGATATGGAGTATAATCACCAGTCCAGTGAGTCGTGAATGATTCCGACTCCGCCAATACATCAGGATCTATATTCCAACGCTCATATTCTCCGCACTCTCCACAATAACAATTTCGGTCATCGTCAAGATCAATCAATCTCATAGTCTGTCTTCACTCCTCATTGGATTTGATATAAATCTGCAAGCTGCTGAGTCACCTTTACATCACATAACCCATCATCACCGCCCAACTCAAAATCTAAAGTTTCTTTGATAAAATTAGTTAGTTCCGTAGTAACCTGATGATGCATATCGTTAAACTCTGCATCCGATACCTTATCGTTAATATGAAAATCAACTTCAATCAGGGCAACATATTTACCTTTTATCATTCACACCACACTCCCTAATCCTAATCATTAGGAACTTTTATCCACAACATCTAAATTATTTACCTTCCTGATTGCATCAATAGCAATTTGAATGGCATCTTTCAAGTCATGCCAATGAATATCATCATAATTATTTTTCCATACTTCAAGAATTTCCAAAGCCCTATCAGTCGTCATATGTTGCCTCCATCTTCCTTCCGCAATGCGGACAAAAGTCAGTTGGCTTATCATTTGGAGCATCACACTCTGAGCAATACCAGTTTGTCCATTCTTTAACAACGTTGCCCATATATACGTGTTCATGTTCTTCTGTCCAATGCCCCTTCTTCTGCTCTTCGATGGTTGGCTGTTCATCTATCTTTTCACACACATATTCGTTTGTATTAACGGGATATTCCCAGTCTGTATCCTTTGGAAACTCTTTTTTCAGAGCATCCGCATCAATCAGTCTCATTTGTTCTCACCTCCGTATGGCTCCGGCAACGGCAACCATGCTAACACCACTTTATCTGTAAGTGTACCAAACTCTGGCGACCACCATTCAATCTTACCACTTCTCGGATCAACAGATCTTTTTGCCTTGACTACTTCTTGTTCATAACCTTTAATTTTAAAAGGCTCTTTAGTAATAAGGACGGTTGTTCCAACTTCTGGTAACCTCTCACTACATGAGATCCAGTGCTGTGTACTTGGTATTTTAATAACTTCCTGTGATGCAATAGCATCGGCAAATGCAACAAGCTCGTCATAGTCATTTTCATCGCTTGGAATCTCTATATCGGTTATATCTATATATCTACGCATCGCTCTCACTCCCTACTGCAATATTCAACACGTACCTTTTATCTTTGTAAGTAAAATACATTCTCGTGCCAGTCTTAAATAAATATTCAGCAACGGCATCAAGTGCTTCATCCGTAACGTCTGATTTGCGCGTCCACATATCGCCTTTCTTATTCAGCGTCCCTGCATAAATCCCAAATGCTCCACAGCCTACATGATATTCAGCCATTACTTCTCCTTTTTCCACAACTACAAAAATCATTAGCGTACATTTGGGTATCAAAATCGTAATTGAACGGCTCAATTCTACACCCATAAACCCCATTGTCTGAGCTGTACTTGCAGTCCTCACACCGAATCACAGGAACTGCATCAATGGTTGGAGCATCATCTATCCATCCGCAAAAATCCATCTTGCTGTATATGTGGTCATACTCGCATGACCTTACTTTGCCGTGTAGTTCTTTCTCGCAGTCTGCACAGTCGTCTTTCATGCCGTAATCAGCTTTTAATGCATCCGCATCAATCAGTCTCATCTCGCTCCCCCTTCTCGCAGAATCCATCTGCTACAATTTCTCTTCCATCGCAGTACAGTTTATGAAATATGGTATCTTCCTGTCTGTGCTTGCAGTCCTTACAACGAATCAGCGCACCCACAATTTTCGGCATCATGCATACATTTCCTGTTTCATGGTCATATAATGCGTCATTGATTTCAAAAATGTATTCACTACTCATCGCTCTAACCTCTCAGCACACAAGCAGTCATAGGGCAGTATCCGTTCTTTAATGCATATGGACACATAATTTCTTTTATTCTGCAAATATACATCACTTTTACCTCTCAATCGGTATTTTTAACTTTGATAGGAATCCACATATTCGGATTAAAATTCAACTCATATTTATACTTGCTGACATTGCTGTCAGAAGTAATATCCTCTACAACATAGGTAACATTATCGCTTAACCCAATGAAATGTTTTTTATAGTTCCCATTTTCATCTTCAACCGTAATTTCAAGCTGATTGGGGTCTGACTTTTCATGAATGGACATTTTTCCAGTCATTTGGAGTAGCACATCTCCCTTGATGCAATTTATAACTGTGATTTGTCTAATGTTATTAAAATTATCCGCCTCTTTAGATAGGTTATATGACACCTTATCGGCTTCTCGACAGCCACATAAACAAATTCCAAATGCAAAAAAACAAACAATCAACATTAAAAATTTACTTTTCATTCATCATTACCTCCGATATTATTCTCATACAGTTCATGCTTCTCCTTAATCCAATCATTCACTTCCCGCGCCGCTCTTTGTATCGAATATTCACTGCGATAAATATCCGGTGCAATATCCAGGACTTCATCAATCAAAGCATCCAACGTGCCAAGCAGTGTCAACAAATTGAAGTATCGTTCATCGTCTGTGTGCGTCTCTCCAATTGGTTCGATTTCACCAATTATTTTCATCACAATGTCTGCAACTTCATTAGAAGAAAACACTTTTCTATTCATCGATCTCACATCTCCATGGTTCAGGCAACGGCATTTGATTGTTTATTCCTATACTGCTCTGACATCGGAATCCATGTACAATTTGACGGCTCATAGTTGCCATTAACATTGATTCGTTCGATTGTAAGATCATCTGAATATCCGTTTGCCAATGCCCATTCAATAAACGCTTTTGGTTTATTTTTCCACTCCTCACACACGACAATACCTCTTTTACCGTATGCGTTGTAATGAATATCTTTTGTTCTGTAGCATCTGCTCATCATGCTTTTGTAGCAACCATAGAGCCGACTGCCTGTCATACCGTGCGTTACGTTTGCTTTTGACATATCATTGAGATGTTCTTTTGCTAGACATCCACACGAATGATTGTTTCTATATCTTTTCAATGTGTCTGTAGTTCTTTCACAATAATTGCCACATTCACATTGGCATATCCATTTTGCATATCTATTACCATACTTGTTTTTATCGCTGAATCCATTCTGTCTTACAACGGTTAGCCGTCCAAACTTCTGACCAGTCAAGTCTTTTACTTTTCCCATTAAATATCCTCCAATCTCGCAGGTTCAGGCAACGGCATCCATGCGACAACCTTAAAATCAGGAAACGCATATTTCATGTTCCAGTCCCACTTACCATCATGTGTACGAGCTGTCACGGTCATTCTTTCGCCCTTGACCTCTACTGTAGCAAGGACATACTCTGACCTTTTTTCAATCCCCAACTTCTTTAAAATTCCTGCGTCTTTTTCCTTCGGCAACCATTCACTGCACGAAATCCAGTGCGGTTCTGCGTCTCGCTTACCTTGCTCATAAGCTTTTGCTACTTCCTCAAGGATGTCAAAATCATCATCTATGATATATTGGTTGATACCACTAGCCATCTTGCCCACCTCTCATATCTACCATCCGTAATATTCAGCTACTATATCGAATTGCCTGTGGTGATACCATCCGTCATCCCCATCAAGATTAAGACCGTTCTCCAAAACCTTACACCAAGCATTGACAACCATTGCCATTAGTTCTGATGAGATTCCCCGCTCATCTTCTGCTTTTTCTTTTCCAAATTCCACATCCATTTTGAGTTGTTTCAGTATATTTTCCTCTGTCCATTCAATAGGAGTGTGGGTTGCCCCTTCTTTGATATTGAAACCATATTTTCCCCATTCTTCAGATGGCAGAAAGTTCAAAAATCTTTTTGTCCATCTTTTATCAAGAAGAGTGTCTTCCTCAAATTCTTCGTAATGATCAATAACGTACTCTAATGTTTTCATTTTTATTCTCCCATCATATCCGCTCCACAACTTGGGCAGAAATCATGTTTAATACCTTTCACGGTAAGAACGTCACAGTAGCCGCAGTTTGAGCATTTCAAATCTTTGCTCCTTGGTTCTATTTTCACCCATTCGCCTTTTTCCCGTCCCGCCACTTTGGATACGATAGTTTTATTTCCGACAATCGAGACTTCATATACACCACTTTTTCGAAAAACAATTCCAGCGCTCACTTCAAAGCTGGCGTCTATTTTATTTTCAAAAATTATCGGCACGCCAACACTAACAACTTTTTGTTCGTCATTCATAAATTCCGCCATTATAATCACCTTTCTCTCATATCTACCCCGCAGTTAGGGCAGAAGTTTGCGTCTCCTCTTCCCGCATTAACTCCACTAAAGTCGAGATAATTTCCACACTTGTCACATTTGTAAACTCTACTAATGTTTCCGATCCTTATCCACTTCCCTTTCTTCCGCTCTGGCTCTTCTCGTTCACATATTTCCAAAAACTCTTCTTTTGATTTTTCTTCAACCTCTTTTTGAACGCCTCTATCTGCCAGTTCGTATGTAAATACTGGTCTGCCAAATTTCTTCTCAATATATTCGTGAAGTTCAACAAAGTCGCACATTAGCACACCTGTGTATGCTGATACTATTATCTTTTCTTGCTTAGTCATTTTCTATACCTCTCATATCAGCTCCGCACGAAAAGCAGAAATGTAATTCTTCCTTGTTCCCGTCGCAGTTAGTTGCGCTGTGGCAAAACGGACATTCAACATAACCGTCTTCTGTATAATCTATCCACTCTCCTTTTTGCCACCCTGGCTGTTCCAGTGCCTTAATTGCCATATCGAGTGCTTCGTTTGCTTTTTTATCAACCACACCGCCGCCGCTCATATACCGCTTAAGTTTAGCAAGCGAAATCTGTGCTTCTTCTCTAGTCATGCTCATCACCTTCCTTCACGCATATACGCACCGCAGGAAGGGCAGAAGCTATACATACCTAACCAGTAAACAAATACGCTTTTGCACTTGTGACATGCAACCTCGTTATTATTTACTGGAATCCAGTAGCTCGGTTCCGGTTCTGCCCTTAATTCCGGAAACTTCTCCCCACCATTCATGTTTGAAACATCTGGCATATTCTTCAAGGCCTGTTCTAACACCGACCAACGGAACGATGGTTCAAGTCTTGTCAGAGTATCTATCGCTTTCCTTCCTCTGATTAAATCATCCATTCTTCACCCTCCTTTTCAATTCATGTGCATTCAGCTTGTCCATGATCCTGTTGTATTCGCCGTCTGTCAGCACTTTGTCTATCCACATCATCAACATGGCATTGGCGCAATCAGTATATGAAATCTCCTTTACTTCTGGCTGTGCGGATGGTAAATCTTCAATGATATTTCGAGCCAATCTTACTCCGCACCGAATTGCACCCTGTACACCATCGAACGGCGGAATTCCTTTATCGATTTCCTTTTGTAGTTCATCAATTGCCTCCGATCTTCTAATTAAGTCGTCCATAACGTAGCTTTTACCTTTCTTATGATTTCACGGCAGATTCTGACAAGGCTATCCTCATATGGCTCACGGCAACCTCTGAACTCGTCATCGACTTGCTTACAGACATTTTCCTCTCTGCTCATCGCCGCAAGGAATATCCGCTGTTCATTGTCGGTCAACGCTTCTGACCGTGCGGATGGCAAAGATTCCAATTCGTATATACAGTCTTCAATAAAACCACAGCCAGCCATCACCATCGGATTTAATTCGGTATAGTTATTACTTACATTTTTTATTACTTCCTTCAATGCATTTGTAGCATCCTGTCTATATATAGTATCTTTATTCATCTACTCGCCTTTCTACGTAACTACAATAATCATTATCATCCAGCACTAAGAAAAAACTATCTGGATTTAAACATTTTTTTAGAACTTACATTATATTTGTAATCCTTACATTTGATAATATCCGAAACATCTTGATACATTGTTTTGCACCATATTCCGCTCTTGTCTTTTAAAACCACGCGCTTAATATTGTAAAAATCAGCCTCATCTAACGTAATAATCAATGTACCATCATCTAAAATTTCCAGATAATTCTCCCGTTTTATCTCCTCAACTGCTTTATTAAAAGCCTCTTGAACGTCTTCCGATCCTAATCTTATGTCCATTCGGTCATAACTTTTATGTACTGGCTGAAGTTCTCTAATAATATCAGCGTACCAGGTTGGATAATGAGCATCTGGATATTCACCGAGAATAGCATCTATTGCATCCTGCTTGTAAATCATTTCTTTCATATCTCGTCTCCGTCGAAGCATCTTTTTATCCCAAATTTCTCACCTATCTCATGTAATGTCAGAGCCAAGTGAATAACCGCGCCTTTTAACCACTCTCCATTAGAAGCGTCAAGTGACTGTTCTAGCTCTTCTCTTGTCATATCGGATAGACAGATTGATTCAAATTTTCCGTTTCGCTTAATTCTTAAATAAATCCCATCCAAATCTCTAATCACTATATCTAGTCCTCCAAACAACCGATTACAAACATAATAACAAACAGAATGAGAATAATTCCCAACTCAATCCAAAGCGGCATAAGCACAAGCCACCAACTCCAACTGATTAACCCGCAAAGTTTTAATACGATGAATACGATAGTAAGAACTTCTAAAAGTCCAACACCGCCGGACGCTGCATGATTCTGATTTTCCATATCATCCCTCCGTCTCAATAATTACCCACTCTGATCCTTCCGGCAATTCAGACGACCACATTGAATCAACTATTTCCCGCAGGAGAAAAGCCTCATATTCCTTAGAATGATAGTCTGGGTATGCGTAGAACATATAGTCGGATGCATTGTGGTCTGTATACTCCTCACCTTCAATATCTTTCTTCGGCTGATTTTTTCCGAACTTTAGCTCCTTATCATGAAGTGCCGCATAAACAGTAGGAGAAATAGTGTCATAAAATCCTTCAAACCAATCTCGATTCTCTTCATAGGCTTTTACATCTTCAATGAGGAAGTAACCTTTCTTAACGTAATCACCAGATGGAAGTTCTCTGACAGGCAGCCATTTAACAATACCCATCGTCTTACCATTCCAAGTCTCATACTCAAATTCCTTGCGGAGTTCGTCAGAGATTTCATCGTCTTTGATTGAATTAAAAGATTCATGTAGATCTGAAGCAAACGACCTAGAGTTGCAGATTACCGAATGAATCTTACCTTTAGCATCGTATACACCCATTGGGTATATTTTGCCATCGTGCTTATAGCCAATATAATACTCATAGTAATAACCCATATTTAATTACTCCTTAACATGTTACTTTCCAATTATTCCAACCTTTACAAGGACAAACCGATGTGTAAGGAGAAAGTCCTCGCCCGCAGACTGGACAAATCCATCCAATCAACTTTGGTGGATTATCGTTTCCAGACTCTGCATTTCTGTCGGTTGCTTTATCGGTCTCTAAAACGAGGAGAGGAGAGTTCGCCATTGCCTTTTTTAATTCCTCTGTTACATATTCATCCACCATCATTTATCATCACCACCGTCCTTATCGTAAGTAATTCCAAGCTGGGTAGCTGTTGCCGGATAACCGCCCGCATTTAGCATCACAGTCATTGACCGCTGATTTAAGGCATTATATACCAGATACACAACACCAGTCGCTCTGTCAACGGCATAATAATAACCGTTGTGGGGATTAATTTCGTAAATATCAGGCTCTGCTTGTTCTGAAGGACACCCTGCTTCAATCGCAGAGGATACGGATTTACACCCAGCAAATGTTAGCATCACAACAACCAACAATAGCATCAGCGCTTTTTTCATTCGTCTACCTCGTCTTCATAATCAGAAACTCTCATAGTCACGTTGTCCAGAAACTGAGCAAACTGTCTAGGCGACAAATCGCTCAAAGCTCTATCAACCAGTTCCTCAAACGCCATATCTGCTTCAAATAATGTCATTAGCTAAATCCCCCTTATTAATAATAGAAATAGGAACGTCAGGAATCGAACCTGAGACATACGGCACATCCGATGCTCTACCACTGAGCTACGTTCCAATCTGCAATCCTATTTTTCCCGCCTGTTCACGGTTGATCAGACCGTCCCACCTTCATACACTGCTCTATGCTACCCCTCAGCAGTATCTTTCAGATTGCAGTGGCGCATATCGTGTAAATGCTGACGTGCCACACGACTCGGCGGGCAGCATACGCTTACCCTACAATCAGCATCATGCGCCATATACTTCCCACAACCAGCCTATGAGAAGCAGCGTATTGGTTTATAGTCTAAAGCTGGATTGGACTTCTAGGAGGTGTAAAAGATGAAAACATAAGTTTTCGGTAGCTTGTGAAATATATGGAAGAGAGAGAGAAGGTAAGCGCCCATATATCTCACAATCCACATATACTCCTGGCGAGGAATCGAACCTCGCATAATTACATCTGAGAAATGTAATCACCTCTGTTCTCAGCACCAGCGCGTCTACCCTTTCCGCCACAGGAGTATTAGATGTGTATACAGATGTACTGAAACTATATGTTTCAGAATTGGAGAGAGCAGGAGTCGAACCTACATCTAAATATCTCGAAGATTTACAGCTGACATCAGATAGATATATGACTTTACCAATTAAGCTATCTCTCCATATGCCTGTCTTTCCAGGCTGTCAACCTAGTTGCAATCGATTTATCGGAGCGTAATTCCTAGGATTTTCTGCTCCTGACGATGTCTTTCAGCTTCGCCCGCCAGAGGGGACTGGTAACTCCCTGTTTCGGAACGACAGGAATCGAACCTGTATCAATGATAGTTATTCAGCCGTTTCTGTCTCTGGCAGATGCGTATCGCCACCTGTTACTCCAGAATTAACAGTGCCATTATTACCTATGTCCCGCCCATGCGGGGTACTTTACCATTAAGCTACGTTCCGTTGGCGCTTTAAGGTCAGCGAACCGCACATCTCGCATGTTTGGCCTGTTATTTTCGCCGTCTGTTTTTCTGAAAGCCGTGTACTTTAGTTTTCTTACTTTACAGGCGTTATGCTACTTAACACTGGGTGCGCGATTATTTGCTCTCCACCCCGCATCGGAACGGCAGGACTTGAACCCGCAAGAAAAGGTTTTCGCTTACACACATTACAGATTCGCACTGCACTGCCTTTTCGCCACTGTGCTGTGGCTGTCTTTTCCAATTTGGCCACGTTCCGATATACACCGTATCCCCAAAGGTGCGTCCTACTTCCGCATTGCCAGACCGCTGCGTTTTCAGTTTTCTCACTAGAATGACTTTCTGGTTGTCAACATGAGGAGGATTCGTTTTGCTCATCACCAACTTACACAGATATCCGGCAAGTCGCAAGTTTTGAGTCTTCGGGAAACTGTAAACCCATCTGGTTTAACGTGGGAAGATACCACGGCGACACGCGGGCGGGAATCGAACCCGCACTGACCTTTCCTGTTGCGTATCAGTACTCAGTTTGTTACAAAAGCAACCATTTGATATATCTACGCTACGCATCGCAAACATATCTCAGCTTTTCCGCGCGACATTAGAGCGGGAGAGAAGAGACTCGAACTCTCACGGGTGGCCAGCCCTTCCCCGCGTCTGCCTATTCCGCCACTCTCCCAAATGACGAGACATCTTGGACTGCCTCGCCCAACCGCCGTTTTGTTTCCAAGAATTTGTCGGCGATTGTCAGCGGCTTCGCCGAGTTAACGACAACAGCTACCTATCGCTGCACCGCCTAGCCATAATCAAGGATCCAACCATCCATTACGGCATCCTACCAAAAGTGTACTTGCCAACCTTGATTATCGACGCTGTTGCCTTTCTCCATTTTTAACCACCATAAAGTAGCGGCTTTACGAGCTTTCACGGACGAGTGACCTTGCGCACTTCCGAGGGCATATCAATATAATAATTAGTTTGTTTTAATTGGGCATCCACAGCATGGACAATAATGGTAGTTTGGATAAACTTCAAAGAAAGAGCCACATCTGGAGCAATGATGAATAGGTGTATCTTCATTAACACCCTGAATTTCATGTATCGTCTTAATCATTGTATTAACAAGCCTCTCAACTACTTCGTTTTTACTGATTAATATATCTTTCATAAAAACCTCACATATCCAAGTCTAGAATCTTCACAATATTTAATGTAACTTTATCACTAGGATTTCGATAACCATAGTAGTAGTTTTTGACACAACTCTCTGACAGGTTTAAAACCTGAGCCATATCCTCGATACTGATATCTCTGTCATCCATGACCTGTTTTAGCCAGTTGTCTATCATAATTATTTCTCCTTATAATTTCTATTATTCAGATAATAATTCCTCGTTTTCAATATTGCTTTTAAGAAACTTAATAAGATTTTTCTTGCACTTTTTACAAAGATCTACTGGGCTACAGATATGATAATAATCGGTTCTTTCTAATCGATATGTACACCCGTTAATTTTCATCTCACTATTATCACGGGATGTCATTTCTTGACCACAAATATCGCAATAACATGTAAAACGCCTCATATTACTTCTCCAACCTCTTAATCACATCAGCGGCGGTGAGATGTCCGACTACAGCGTCGCCGTCCTTCTTCGGATCTACGATATTACCATAAATCTCCAGGAGTCCATCTTCGTAGCCATAAGACCCGTATTGATAGATGGCATCCCACTGGCGGTCTACATACTCACCGTTCTTGTCGCGCCCGGCGTAGATAATCAACTGATGACGACCGAGGCAAGTGCCACTTTCATCACGGTCGATTCTCTCATAAACGTACCCATTACTTTTAAGATAATCCTCAAGTTTATTCAACTGCATTAAATTAACCATTGTTTATTACCTCATTACTAATCAATCTTTATCTGGTCTTTTGGTATTTCTTCTGCTTTACCAAACCAATCATATAAAGCATCGTTACATTTCTGACACAAATCAATATATTTCTCGTCCGAATCACTTATAAAATATGAAATCTGGAAAATCGGCGCTCCTGGAGAGTGACTCTTGAGAGTCTTGCCAGTAATATCTACTCCGCAGCGGTCGCACAATACTTTTATCATTAGCTAAACTCCTCATCTGAAAATCGGTAGCCATCTACGTTCCTCGTGAATCGTCCATCAAAATTATCTGGATTATCACGGCAGAACGGGTCAGACTGTTTATCATCGATTAACTCAATCAGTTCCTCATAAGGTATGATTTCATCATACTCATCCATTATCACGAAGTCGGTGCTTGCGACAGTATTATCATAAAGCCACTTCTTGACTTGCGGATAAGTATTCCAGACTACCGGCGGGTCATGCCATTTATCATTCTGCGCCTGAAAGTGGAACATCCAGCCGATAGAAGATTTACCGATATGAATCGGATCATCTATTGTCGGACGGTTTCTCACAACATAATAATTAGTTCCCATCCGCCACCTCTTCCTTCTTACCATAGGTTTTATATACAGACTCATTACCGATAGATACAAGGCACGGCAGCGTGTCGAGGTCGAACATCTTCGCCACGAGATAAGCTGTATAGCCGTCCTTCATGATAAGTCTAGGGTTAATCTCGATGCGAGTTTTAAAATGCCCGGAGTAGAGTTCATTAACTCGTTTGCTAATCTTGCCAGCATGAGGAAGAGAAGATTCGTATGCTTCCGGAATTTCTATCCCGTCCATAGGAATGTCTTTATGAACACCTACAATCTCGGCGGTGGGAAGGAAGCCGAACGCATCCTCAAACTCCTCATCACTAAGTCCATCAAGTACTTTAGTCACACGCCCGTGGTATAAACCTTTAGAAGTGTTACAAAGTACATTATCGCCAACATGGATTAAAGTCTGTAGTGCAAACGGTACTTCAAACCAGAATCGGCGGGTTGGATCTGCGTAATGAAAAACTTCTGCAAATGTCATAATTTTAATCCCCCTTTATAGGAAAATTTATTTCGGTCTCATTATTTATAACCGCCGCCGCAGGATAAAAGCCAAGATATTGTGACAACGCCCGCTCTATCATCGTATCTGCATTATCAAGCAAAATTTGCGTGGTTACTTTATTGTAGCCATTTGAACGCATCTTGCAGTCAGCGAGACATATCGGCTCTGGAATCTTGACATTAAGCTTCTCAGCTTGGCGTTTAATAAAAACAATCTCGTTATGTGAACCTGCTACGATCGGATACCTGGTCACGGCACTCGTATAGATAAGAGCCGTAGTCTTGCCAGATTGGCGTCCGCCTGTTATAAAATTCATCATATTATTAATACCTTTCTTTGAATCAGCATTTGCTAGTAAGAGAGGTGAACCTCTCAACCTGTATTGATTGTATCACAGGTCGGTGCTTCTTGTCAAGCATAAAATTTAATATCTTTTTAATAATTATTTGAAATGGTATTTATCCAGTCTTCAAGTAATCCACGCATCCTCGAACTGGGAATATAAATATTGATAGGTTTTCCATCTCTGATAGCTGATCGCCAGATGAACTGCAACATTTCAGAAAGAGCAAAGCCGTCTTCGTCAATGGTTATTCCACGTGACGACATAAATAGTACGATTGCCTTATTAACAAAACGATTAACAGGGTATGCAAGAGTAGTTCTTTCATGATATGCATTTGATGCCCGCATATTAATAGGAATAAACCCTTTTGTATATCCTT